GTGAGAACGCTAGCCGTTCGAGGACATCCAAACAAAGGAGTGAAACATGATCAACATGGACGAATTCGAAGCGCTGCTAAACGAGAATAAGGAAATCACTGTTCTCGGCCGCAAGTTCGGGCAAGGGACTATCTTGCGCAAGTGCGACCCAGTTGCATTCCACGTCGAATATCACACCTACTGTGCTGCAGTAGAAGATGCGATTGAAGAAGAGTTGGAGGCTGATCGTTTTGATGAGGCATTGAAGCTGCTCAACGGCTATGTCGCTGACGGCGTCGAATTCCCTGATGCATTCTTCAAAGTGACATCTCGTTTTCCTACCATAGAACAGGAGGAATTGCAACTGGCATATGATTCACAATAATTTGACCAAACCTGTTGCCCAATAGGGCAATCTCACAGACAATTGAATTTCACAAGTTTTTAATAGTGTTCAACCTCAAGGAGAAAACCATGAACGCAACTACCAAAGCCACCATCGCCCAAGCAACCGTGAAAGCTGCTGCAGCACCGAAAGCCGTCAAAGCGAAAGCTGAGAAGGTCGCTCAAGTGATCGTCGCAAAAGCTGCTGAGACTGCAAAAGCGAAAGTCGCAGCGAAGCCAAAGGCCCCTGCTAAAGTGAAAGCAGAAGCCCCAGCAAAAGTTGAGAAGGTCGTCAAAGCTAAACCTGCTGTGAAAGCTGAAGTGACGAAGAAGGTGTCTAAGAAGGCACAAGCTCTGGAAATCATCTTGAAGAATCCAGAAGCTGGTCGTCAGAAGATCCTTGCGATGTTCCAATCTAAGCTGAGCATGTCTGCAGCACAAGCAAACACGTATTACTACTTGGTCAAGGCCTAAAAGTCAACGGTTGCTGAATACCCTTCTTAATTGAGGGGTATTTGTTGACTGAGACTCAATCTGTGCTATAATCGGCACATCGACAACTAGGAGAAACGCATGTATAATCCACTCGATCTTTTCACAGCACGTCAACTGATGCCCCAGCAAGTCAATGCCGCCATGGCTGCTGCAGAACTCAAAGTCCGTGCTCAGACAGTTCAATCTGTGATGCACGAAGCCAAATTGCCTGATCTTCCCTGCGAAGAATAACCTTACAATCTGGTAAGGTACTCGTTGCCCAGTTGTGAGATTGGGCAGATAATTGAGTCATCATTCAACAACAGGAGAAACTGAAATGATGCAAGCAGGCAAATACTATGTGGGCGACCTCTGCTACGTAATGACCGACGCAGAATGGGAACAGTTCTGTGATATCACGATCGATGGCATGAAGTGCAAAGACGGTGAGTTTGAACTGCCTGATGGCCGCAAGTTCGCAACCTATGGAACGTACTGGGGCGATGGCTGCTATTTCGATCAATATGGCAACGAATATACCGTAGACGCAGGTTTGATCGGCTGTATTCGTGTAGAAGACATTCGTGCACAGAAGTATGAGAACATCGAAGAGCTTGGCGCAATCCACGAATTCCAAACTGATTTCGTAACAGGTGGTGGACGTGCTGATTGTGGCCGCGGCGGCAAGTGGAACGGGACAATCCAATTTGGCCGCATTGCGATCGAGACAAATCCCGTAGACGAAGATGATGAGGATGACAACGATTATTGATTGAGCTTACGATCTGGTCAGGTATTGCTTGACCAGATTTCCAATCTCACAGATAATTGACTCATCAACAACAGGAGAAGTGAAATGTCAACACGCTGCATCATCGGTTATTCGGACGGTAAGATCCACGGCATGTACAGCCACTATGATGGCTACCCTGAACATGTCGGTAAGATCCTTGTACAACACCACAACAGTTTCGCTGCGATGGAAGAGATCCTCGAAGGTGGTCAAATCCGCAGCTTCGATCATGATGGCACAATCTGTCGCTTTGGACATGGTCCTATCGAAGGCGCTGAGACATTCGACAACGTCAAAGAAGTGTTGTCTAGTGGCTTTGATTATGTCTATCTGTGGTCAGATGATGGCTGTTGGAAATGTTGGGGCAAAGAACGTGGCGTAGTGAAGGAATTTGATATTCCTGGTAATCGTCCGTGGGAAGCATGAAAGATCTATTTGATTCCAACGCTGTCTATTTTATCGCATATTTTGTGGTGATGGCAGCGTTTGGACAATACATGATTCTGCGTAAGATTGCGGACTTCATTGACAACGTGAAGACTGCATTCACCAGAGCGAAGAAGGTAGTCAGGCAGAGACAACGAGCAACGGATGTCGAAGTGAAGGCAACTGAGCTTGTCGTGCAGCCTGATATCAAATTCAAAGTCAACCAGAAGGAATGTGAAAAGCAATTGAACTACATCAGGCAGCAAAGAGCTGTAGATGCAGGGATGCATGATTTGACATCGAAATTCCATAGGAAGTCAACAGTCAAATAATGTCCTTCAAGTCTGTATGGATATCGGTTGTCGAGTTGGTCTTTTGGACAGATAATAGAGTCATCACAAACAAAGGAGTATATGATGAACTATCAAGAACACGCAGCAGTCGCAGTCACATCAGTCTACGAAGCAGTGACAGATGTCCAAGTCGCAAATACAGCTCATATGTACGCAGGGACTTTGTTTGTTGCATGCACGCCACGTGATGCAGCGAAGATTGAGACCACGCTGATTGAGAATCTCAACTGCGGAGTGATTGTCAGCCGAGTTGGTCCTGAGTTCGCATTCGATTTCACAGTATAATCATGGGCAAGAAGCACATCGAAAACCCAACACAACTGGACGAGGGCGCAAAGCGCCTCGCTCATTACAACGAATGGTTGCTTGATCCCAACCGACCATTCGGAACAATCTACCCCGGCTATCAAACATCCACCAAACCTACCAAAGGAAAGAAAATGCCCTCAACAGTAATCGCAGACATGACCAAGGTGTTGACCAAAGAGAAAAAGGTCGCTATCAAGCCAGCAAAGAAGGCTGCTCGTGTATCCGATGGTCCTCGTGCAGGCAGCAAGTCCGAACTTGCTGTGGAGATCTATAAGCGTCTGAAGGGCGACAAGGCATCTGTCATTGCAGCGTTCCAGTCTGAGCTCAGCATGTCTGTTGCAGGGGCAACGACTTACTTCTACAACGCTAAGAAGGCTGCATGATGGACATCGCCACCAGCAACTACATTGATCAGCAGTTGTTCCAGGTGGCGCCACTGCCCCTGCAGGACGAGCACTACCCGCACGGATTCGATCTCCAGATCAGGACAGAGGGACGCAAGACGAACTACCTGAAGGTGACACCTGCTCAGATGAAGAAGATCGAAGACGTTCTAAGGGGCATCGGCTGTTGACCCAAGTACGCAGAGTGTGTATAGTCAGCTTTGTGCTGGATGATATAGGATTCTATTAAGCGACGCACTGCGTTCATCTGGATCTCAATGCGTCCAGCACCCCCGTCAACTTAAACTAGTATGGAGTGCATTGTGCAACATAACCCAATCCCTCGCAGCCCATTGTTTGCAACGCCTGTTGACCAGCAGTCGCTCGACGCATACATTCAGCGACTGCCAAAGAGTGACCAAGCGATGGCCTACACGGTGTCAATGATGACATTCAATTTAGCACACAAGCTAGTCAATGATGAGATGGCACTGGAAACAAACTAGCCACTAGCTGACAGAGCAGCCCTCCCAAGGCCGGAAACAAAATAGCCCATGGGGGGTGTTTTGGAAACGCAAGTACTATACGTGCGGAGGGTATTAGAAAGTCCCGGGGAATCTCTATTCCAATCCGGTTTCTAATAGAGTCGTTTTCTAAAAATTTTTGTGCGGGAAACGTGCTGAAAAAGGTCTCCCCATATTTCTGGGGATATCATCATAGAAACATTCGATAGTTGCACCAAAAACTATCCGGATTCCAGATAAAGTTGATCTCAAAAATTTTTCCGCAGAAAATCTCAATTCAAATCCGGTTTCTAGGAAAGCGGATGTCTAAAAATTTTTTGCGGAAAAACGCGCTAAAAAGGGTCGTTTATGAGTTGTAATGGATATGTGTCACTTCCTGCATTCAAGGTGCGTGATGCATGTAATGCATATTTGCAGAGGCGTGAAGATCGGATTCTGCGTGAGCGGGAACCCATCATTCAATCATTCAGTCAGCCAAGGTTTTTCGGTCTTTTGCGTCCGCGTACAAGAGAAGAGGCTATCAGAGCTGCTAAGGCGGACGGGTTCATTTCTGATTATGATGAAATCTGGATGCGCGGTCGCTACTATGCTGTTCGTGTAGAAGAAGTGCTGCACATGGCTAAAGTTGCTGTTGATAATCGAGTTGAGTTTGTTCAGGTGTCTTCTGAGGTACTTGAAAGCATTGGTAATGATTTGATGAAGAAGGGAAATCAATAATGTTTGCGTATTCCATCCAATTTGACAATCCTGAATTAATCGAGTACAATCGAAAAACGTTCAGTGCATACAATGTCGGTGATAAGGTAATGATCGACGATGGTGATGGCCGGACGTATTTTGGTGTCGTACATGGTTTCGCCTATAATAGTGTAGGCGAGATGGTATTGTACGTCAATATGATTGGTATGAGTGAAATTCGGTCGTACCATCCTTGTAATGTAAAGGTGATTTGAAAATGAGTGAAAAGAAGTATACAGTGTTTTCGTTGTCTAAGGGTAACGACGCATACATCGGTCTGACATCGAATATCAAGAACGCATTGAGTGTATATCGCCAACGCGCTACAAACCCGAAAGCAGATCAATACAATAGCCGACACTTTACGCGCGTTCGTGAAATCGGCGGATATGATGCATTGTCATTGAATATCATCGGCGAATTCAATACGCGCGCAGAAGGATACGACATGCAAATGCATCAGCTGAACAATACTGACCCATCGCTGAATACGCTGTTCAAAAATCTCGATGAATACCGCAGTTGATCTGAAGGAAATGTATATTCGAGCGCTCAAGGCTTTTAAACACAAAAAGCCAGCGCTCGACCAAGTATACAATGACCTCACTAAGGCCCTGATGAGAAAAGAGATTTCAAAGACTGACTATGAATATGTTAGACAATTTGGAAAATCTATCTCTAGCTGAGATCATCGATAACCCAATTACATACTGCATTGCACTTGCATTAATTTGCGGTGCATGCTTCTTCCTCGGCTTTCTTATCGGTACGTTCCTGTGAAAAACATCGCCATCTTCTCAGACTTCGAATTCGACCACATCACACCAGATATCAGCGAGCAAGCACGCGCATCTGCATGGGAGCTGTGGAGAGACGATCTCGACGACAAACAGCTTTCTAAAGTCGCTCTGCTGACCGGAGCAAATAGCATCCTCTACTACTTCGGAAGCAAGGTGCTACTCACTGACGTTCAGTGGGACGAAGAACAGAAGTGCTTCCTGTGGGAAGTTGAATTTGACCAAACCAGTTGACGTTTTCCTGAAAAGAACTATAATGACAGTTCTTTAATTAACTTTGTAAGGAAATCGAAATGGCTCACATGGTCGAAACAATGGCATATGCAGGTGAAACCCCATGGCACGGACTCGGTGTACAAGTACCGGCTGATCTATCACCCGCGCAAATGTTGGAAAAAGCAGGACTTGATTGGACTGTAGAGAAGATTCCTGCGTTTGCTGAGATTGGTGGAAAAAAAACCAGCGTCGGGTGGTCTGCGCTTGTCCGTAATACTGATGAGCAGATGCTTAGTGTGGTTTCCAATGATTGGAATCCAGTGCAGAACCATGAGGCATTTGAATTCTTCCATGAATATTGCGCTGCTGGTGATATGGAAATGCATACTGCTGGTTCACTGCGCAACGGCCAGATCGTATGGGGTCTCGCCAAGGTGAAAGAATCGTTTGAATTGTTCAAAGGCGACCAAGTTGACTCATATTTGCTGTTTACTAACCCTCATAAGTTCGGCCAATCGATCGACGTCCGCTTTACACCAATTCGCGTCGTATGTAATAACACATTGACGCTGTCTCTTTCCAAATCCGAAGAGCGCATGGTCAAGAAAAGCCACCGTACAGAGTTTGATGCTGCTTTGGTCAAAGAGCAACTCGGTATTGCAACCGATAAGCTCGCAAAATACAAGGAAATGGCTGAATTCTTGGGCAGCAAGCGCTATACTAACGGCTCAATGACTGAGTATTTTAATAAAATCTTCCCTGTTATCGCATATAATAAGGAAAAAGGCGCGCAGCGTAAGGAAATATCTAAGTCTGCCACACGTGCAATGGAAATTGTATCGACACAGCCTGGTGCTCAGTTCGCTGAAGGATCGTTCTGGCAACTGTTCAATGCAGTGACATACCTGACAGACCACGAAATCGGTCGCTCAGCAGACACTCGCTTGCAATCTGCATGGTTTGGTCCTAATAAGAACCTGAAGATCAAAGCGCTGGAAACAGCAGTTGAAATGGCGGAGATGGCATAATGAAACTAGAATTCACAAAAGTGAAGCACACCAAGACCAATCGGTTGTTGGAAATGCTGCAGGATGGCGAGCGAGGCAATATGGATTACTTCGCAAAGAAGCTGGGGACGAATAATGATGTGGTTCGAGGGCTGATTTGCCTCTTACGTAAACGTGGATATAAAATCTTCAATCGTGTAGTCGAGGGAACTACTAGACAAACGCAGTACTTCTTGGTCAAGCGTGGCATGCAGGAGCAACTTGTAATCAACAAAGTTCACCACACAATGGATGTGCCACACGGAACACATTTGTTGAAAGTTAGTTGATTTTCATTAGTAGTCGACTATATAATGGGGTCAGGATGCAATGTCCTTGACCCCTTTTCTGTCTTTAATACTAGGATGCTAGACAGACGTCCGTAACAATTAGGAGTATGTAATGATGTACAAAAATCAATTCGTCGCCGCTGTCAAATCCGGCAATAAAGTTCTTCGTGAAGTGGGCGATACCGTCTACCTTCCATTCGGATGCGAGTATTCCATCCTTCTCAAAAACCTCAATATCGTTCGAGCAGAAGCGCGGATCACGATCGATGGTGAAGATGTCCTCGGTGGCAACTCGATTGTTGTCAATCCGAATTCCGATCTCGAACTAGAGCGTTTCTTGAAAGACCTTTCCAAGGGCAATCGATTCAAATTCATCGAACGTACATCCTCTGTAGAACAACATCGAGGTGTTGGTGCAGGAGATGGACTGATTCGAATTGAATGGCAGTATGAGAAGCCACGCCCAATCTATACCGTCCGCCCTGATCCGTTTTCCAGCACGCTGTGGGGCAACAATAACTCACCATGGATCCGAGCGTCTGGTGCGACATATAACGTCAATGGTGCGCTACGTGGCGTCGATATGTCGAATGGCGATAGCACAAGAGCATATGCCGCTTCTGCAACCAACGCTACATTGCAGAATATGGGAATCACAGCTCAGGCTGCTTCATTCCATGACGGGATGGCAACTATGGACTGGGCCGAACTGAAACAATCAACAAATGATGTCGGCATCACCGTTCCAGGCTCGTTATCGGATCAGAAGTTTGCCACCGTTGCTTCGTTCCCGCTTGAAGACCAAAAGCACGTGATTGTGTTGCAACTCAAGGGCGAAACAGAGTATAATAAGGTTACTGCACCTGTTACCGTAAAAGCCAAACCCAAGTGTGTAACTTGTGGTAAGGTAAATAAGGCAACAGCTAAATTTTGTTCCAATTGCGGAACTGCATTAGAAATCGTTTAAACATATACCATGATCCTGACAAAATCAAATAGACGCAACGGCATGGCCGCTCGCAAAGACGGCCTCAGAAGCATGTGGTGCGGCCGTTGCGATCGTGATGTTGTTGGTGATTATGGTAAGTGTGGAGCTTGTGGTTACTCCCGCAAAAAGGAAAAAAAGAAAATTCCTAGGTTGGAGAAGCTCGAGGAATTGTTGTAATCCCTTCAAAGCGAAGGACTTCTGGACGCGGGTTCGACTCCCGCCAGGTCCACCAAAAGGATTTTCAATGGATCAGTGGGATGATTATTTTCCTCCCTTAAATTTGTGGAACTACAGCCTACATTGGCAGTGGATCGATACTGATTCGGAAAATCCTTCTGATGGGCCTGCCATGGTTTCGACAGGGGTAGATAGTAGAGACGGCAACACGGTAGGCGATGACCGTAAATCAAGCGAAATCTATAAATGCAAACGATGAAGCATTTTTGATGGCTGCCTAATAGGCCCCATCTGAGTTTTGCTGGTTGAACTTGGAAACAGAATCAACCAGCACTAATTTAAGGAGTAAAAATTGCTTAGAGTTGCACATACCGAATTCATCGGTCCAGCAGTTCTAACCAAGCCGATAGACGACAGTCTGTTTACTTGGGAGAACATCCAATATTTTGATAATGATGGCTTCCAGTTAAGCAAACTTGAACAAGAATTCTACAAAGCGAATGGCGTAGAGCTCAACTACATTAATGGTGTGTGGGGAGCACAAACGCCATGGTTTGTCGGCAACGATCCACACTTTGTAGTCGACCACAGCATGCTAATCACAAGATGCTGTTATAGCGGAGAGGCGCTGGCTCAGATCAAGCGATTTGCTACGCCAGATAAGTTTCCGTATCTGATGAAGTACACGATGATTCGCCCTAAATGGGGAATCGACTTTGCACTCGAGTATTTCAATAAGGACAACTTTCTAGAAGTGCTCCATCTTGAGTTGGATTTCCATGACATTGGTACTGCACGGACGATCAAAGGATTTTATGAACACCGAATCGTCACTACTGATTGGAATGAATTCGTCCTCAGCCTAATTGACCTCAAAGATCAATGGGACATTCTTGAGGGGATCGAGCGTAATGATTGGAAAGCTCGATTCTGGGGAATGTCGAAGGCTGAAAACATTCTCAAAGTTGTATAAGCTATATAATATACACGTTGCCCATTAGAGGCCCTGTATGGTTTTGCAGTACCATCAAAGAAACTGCTACATTACACACACAATAGGAGACACATATGTCCAAAACACCATACGAGATCCGTCTCGATCTTCTCAAGATCGCTCAAGATCAAATGAACCAACGTTATTACAATGATCTACAGATCAAAACACATAACGCCACAGTGAGTAACACTCCAATCAACGAGGTTCCAGAATTTCCAGATGCTAGCAAACTTCTATTAGAAGCGGAAATCCTCAAGGGCTTTGTAGATAGAGGCTAAACGCCCGTGGGTATAACTGCTTATACTACCGGCAGGAATATTGTCGGTATAAGTAATTATACCCAATTAATATGATTGAAATCTAATGTCACTCATCCCGCAAGATAAACTAGCAACCGATTTCTGGCAACACGAATGTGAAGCAAAAGAAGGTGCTGTTGTTTATAACGAAAAGGGCAAGTCCTGCCCATATTGCTCGGCAACCGAGCCCAAGCCAACCAAGTAAGGCTTGTCAACCCCATTGATTCGTTGATGCTGCTTTAGTGGCAGTACAATTGCCTGTCGACTTTTTTAAAATGTCGTGGTATAATAACGAATCTGACCAGGAGGTGCAAACATGCATACTACAGCTTCAAATGCTGTCGATAGGACTGTGATACAACTAATCCGAGCTACGTGCTTTGTGATTGGTGTATGTGTGGTAATATCTGCTTTAAACTTCGCCATTAACTACCGTACTGAGAATACAGTTACGCCAGTAGTTAATACATCTGCAAGAGAAATAGAAACCCAGCTGACTTGCCTAGCACGCAATATCTATTGGGAAGCTGCAGGCGAGCCTTTTGAAGGTAAGGTCGCTGTAGCACAAGTTACGATGAATCGTATGGCGAGTGGTAAATTCCCAGACACAGTCTGTGGTGTTGTCCACCAGAAGACGACTGTATATAATAAGATCGTCTGTCAATTCTCGTGGCTATGTGAAAACAACTATCGCACGAAGACTGTCCATCGCAAGATGTATCAGGAAAGCGAGGAGGTTGCTAAGATGGTGATGTTGGAAGGGTTCCGTCTAAAGACCTTGGACAATGCCCTGTACTACCACGCCGATTATGTCAACCCACGTTGGAACAAAGATAAGGTCACGCAAATTGGCCGTCATATTTTCTATAAGGACAAGAGCAATGGATAAGTTGGAATCGATCAAAGAGTATCTACGTCATATCTCTACTGAGACTATTGGTTGGCTTGCAGTCATCCTGATTCACTGTAGTACTGTTCCACCAATCCTTTCTCTTCTGCTCGGCGTATCAGACCACCTACCTTCGATTGATGTGGTAGCGTTTATGTGGTTCGGTTTAATCTTGCTTTTCATCAAAGCTCTGATCACCAAAGATATGTTGAATGTTATTACTATTGGCGTTGGGTTCATCTTCCAAGCCATGCTACTCGGACTATTAGTATTCAAATAATGGAAGAACAAATCAATCAACTCATCAACGTCCAGGATTTCCTTCAAAAGATTGAACAAATCGCTGTTGAAAAACGACTGGATTACATGGATGCTGTACTGTGGTACTGTTCCAACTCTGGACTTGAAATTGAAACTGCAGCTGAACTGATACGCAAGAATGCTAAGATGAAGGCACGTATTAAAAACGATGCTGAGAATAGCGGATACTTGCCGAAGACGGCGAAGCTGCCTATTTAATAATTAATATGAATGGTTATGAAGCGTACAAATTATACGTTGCGATGAAGAACCATTTCAATTCTCAAACATACGACTTTTTTAAGTATGGTGGGAAAACTCGAGCGAGCTTGGCGGCGTTCGAGAAACGAAATGACAAACACTTCTTCAACGTCCTTGCTAAACACAAGGACTGCCAGAATTACATACTTGCAAACATTGTCGAAGGTGGCCCAGATCTTTGGGTCGGCGACATTGCAAATGAACAACAGGCTGAGAGCAACTACTTGAGATGGAAGGCCCGTACGGAATCTATGACGTACAACTTTACCAACGATCTTGATCAGTTGCTCACAGACTACGATGACAACCTGAAGGTGAATGATGGTCAACATCCACACCTTCTGAAGTTGGTAATACAAAAATCAATATCACTAGAAACGCTGGTCATCCTAAACGACCTATGCGGTTTCTTCAAGTATTGGTCACGTAATATTACCGACCCTGTTGTGTGGCCGCGATATAAGATGCTTGCAAAAAAGTATCGGCCATTCGTTCCTTTTGACCCACAAAAGACGAAGAAAATTGTGATTGATAAGTTTAAAACCTAGTGTAGGGAAGCTATATACTAGACATATCATGCTTATGTGAATACACAACGTTTATATACCGTTACATTTTTAATACACCGTAATACAAGGAAATACATCTATGGCAATCGATTTCAATGCCCTCAAAACAAACCGCAAGTCTCTTACAGACAAGTTGGTATCAGAAGTTCAGAAACTGAACGCACCTGCCTCAGGCAACTCCCAAGACGAAGACAAATACTGGAAACCAGAAGTTGACAAAGCTGGTAATGGCTATGCTATTATCCGTTTCTTGCCAGCTCCAGGTGGTGAAGACCTTCCATATGTCCGTATCTTCGACCACGGCTTCCAAGGCCCAGGCGGATGGTACATTGAGAAGTCTTTGACTACACTCAACCAAAAAGATCCAGTGTCTGAGTACAATTCACAACTGTGGAACTCTGGCATCGAAGCAAACAAAGACCTTGTTCGCAAATATAAGCGTCGTCTGTCGTTCACTTCCAACATCTATGTTGTTAAGGATCCAGCTCATCCAGAAAACGAAGGTAAAGTATTCTTGTTCAAGTATGGCAAGAAGATCTGGGACAAGATCGAACTCGCTATGAACCCAGAGTTCGAAGACGAGCAAAAGATCAACCCATTCGATTTGTGGGAAGGTGCTAACTTCAAGTTGAAGATCCGCAACGTTGAAGGCTACCGTAACTACGACAAGTCTGAATTCGAAGGCGCTGCTCCATTGTTTGCGAGCGACGAAGATCTCGAAGCAGTTTGGAAACAAGAGCACTCACTCGCTGAGTTGGTCGATCCAAAGAACTTCAAGACCTATGACGAATTGAAGACTCGTCTGAACCGTGCTCTCGGTTTGGACGGTGGCGCAGCTCAACCACGCACTACAGCTGAGTCTGCAAAGACAACAACAGCTCCATGGGACGAGGAACCAGCAGCCGCGGCAGCTCCAGCATTTAAAACAGCTGCAGCAAGACCAGCTCCAGCAGCAACAGAAGACGACGATGACGAATCGCTCGCATTCTTCAAGAAGCTAGCTGAAGAGTAAAAAGTAAGGCCCCTTTCGGGGCCTTTTTTATTGGAATGTTGGAATTGCTCCGCCCGTCTTATACCACGGCTGACCGAAAGAGTGTTTCTCTTTGTATATGCTGACTGGTGGTACTGATGGAGGCGTCTTCGAGCTGTTGCCGCCTGTAGGAGTAGATGGTGCTGCTGGTGATGCTGCAACAGCATTGCCAGGCAGGCTATCAAAGTTACCAGTAAACATATTGCTAAAGTCGTTGAACCCTCTAATCGTTTCCTGGAACCCTTGCAAGGCTGCAATCTGATCGTCCTTCAGTCCCATACTCTTCAAACTTCTAGTTTGAATCATCATCGGGGTGTCCGGAACGCCAGCAGCAGTCGCCCCTGCAGTAACGGCCATTGGGCTATTGACGTTACCTACATCGATGCCGGACCCGGACGCCACTGTCTTAGCATAGTTTGCGATCTCGACTGGGTTGGTCGAGGTATGCCACTGCTTTAGGCCTTGAGCGATTGTCAGGTTAGCGTACAAGGGTCTTTCCCACTGACGACGTTGAGCCATTAAGCCAGCTTGCTTAGAAGGAAATCTTGCAAATTGACCGCCGTCCGATGCTGTGTCGCCTGGTGCCCCGCCAAATTCCTTCATCCAGTTTGCAAACTTCAAGTTGCCTGGGTTGTTATTTCTAAACGACATCGACCCAGGATACCAACCTTCAGCTTTTGCCTGGCCACCAAGGATTTGCGATTTCTCTTCTTCTGTCAGATCGCTGAATTTCAAAGTTAGCAGCGATCTGCGTGCTTCACCTGAAGCCTCTGGCTGCAAACCAGAAGGTGTTTCGGTTGGCTTTGCGTTGTTTGTCTGAGGGGTCGGAGTTGTGTCGGTCTCTGTTATGCTAGCACCAGTTGTTTTCGGTGTACGTAGTTTTCCAGCCGCATATGATGAAGCAGCAGTAACGCCAAATCCAACAGCAGCCGCACCAGCTGGCGTAATGAACGGGGTAAGAGCTGCAGAACCGATCGATCCAACAAGCCCCATAGCCTCCATACCAGCAGCAGCGTAATCGCCATTCTCGATATCATCATATATCTGCGGAAGCGTCATAGCGACATTCAATGCGCCGAGAAGTTTACCACCATATTTCGAAAATATCGATCCTGCTTGTTTACCAGCATCGCCAACGGCACTGACAGCTTCCTTGACTCTTACGCCAGCCTTTTCCATCGATGTGAGTTGGCCATTGGCAAGACGGTCCATCTTTGCCTGCTGAGCTACCGAACGTCCACCAGCATCGCCTGGGATGACAATACCACCAGCAGTCATTCTTTCCCCGACACGTAGAGGGGATGATGGAGCATTAGTGGGAACTTGCCATGGGGCAGCTGTTGCGGCAGCAGGTGCCGATGGCGTTACTGCTTGAGCTGCGTTGGCCGCACGGGCCGCGCCTAGTCTGTTGAGAGCGCCGACTCCCTTGTAGCTGCCATATAATCCAGCTCCAAGTGTCGCGAGCCCAATCGATTCCTCGGAATATTGTTCGCCACCAAAGAATCCGCCAACACCGCCAAGGACACCACCAGTCCAACCGCCCATCTTTTTACCTGCCAAGAACCCCATAGAGGCACCTGTCATGCCACCAAGGTTTTTCTTATTCAGTGGAAGATCTTTACCAGCAGCATCAGTGCCGACGCCGAGTCCTTCTTTGACGTATTTGGAGATGGTAGGACTGAGGTCTGCAAATGCTTCCTTGACGCCTTGAACGATTGCACCACCAACTGCTGTCCCTACATCCTTGGCTGTTTCTTTGATTTGGGTATTGAGCTGTTTGGACAATTCATCAGATGATGGCAACCCAGCGCCCTTAAGAAAATCTTCAAGGAAGTTCTTAATCTCGTCCTTATTTTTGTATATCAAACCACCAGCTGCAACGCCAAGACCAGCCTTAGCGATGGTGCCTAGGTTGCCAGACAACAGGTCTCCGAGGGACGATAGCATCCCTCCCTTATCACCTGCCTTCTCGTTCTTATTGTCGTTTGCGAACAAGGATCCGAGTGAGGATGGGGAAGATGCATATGGACGGTTGTCGCCAGCATTTTTTGATATTTGGTTTTGCGCTTTTAGTTGCGCAGTGCTGAGACTACGAATATCTTTAAGTAGCGCATTCATGGAACGAAGTTGTGCATTCATCCCACTGAGACTGCTTGCTGTAGTCTTGCTTACTTTCTTGATATCGACGACGTCGTCTTTTTGCTTTTTGTCTGTCGACTTGCTTCCACTACCTTGTTGCTTCTTATACTCAGCAACAGTCTGTCTGATAATGGGGCCCACACCTAAACCCAGCTTATACAGCGATCCACGTGGATCGAATTGATCCATGACAGCTTCTTTAGCTGTTCTGGCTGCTCCCGTTACCGTCTTTCTGGTACCTTGTGCTGCTGCGTCTAGTATGTTGGCCATTTGTTATTTTTGTTTCTTATTGTTAAGCCGTTCGGTCTCTTGCTCTAAGTAATCTTTCAATAAGTCTACGTAGATATCTCTTTCATATGGTATCATGTCCTCAAAGTCACGAATTGAGTAGTGATGATGCTGAGCCAAGTTAAAAAGCAACTGGTAGTAGTTGCTTATCGTGTTGTGGCTCAGCCCAATATAAAAAAATCATTGAGGTTTTGTAAGACCACTTTCTTTTCTACACCGTTGCTATTTGTATACGAAGTTTCGTAGTGTAGTTTCGGCATCGTTTCTAAAAACTTCTGAATCTCTTTGAATGTAGTGACGTCTAGAGATGTAATGAAATCTACCAACTCTTCGTCAGTGTAATCTTTAGTATCATATACTTCATTTTCGTCGTATACTTTATCGATACAGTACTTGATTACTTCAAAATATAAGTCAACTTCAGATGAAGCCTGTTCGACTGCTTTAAGCATGTCGGTCTTAGGATAACGCAAAACTAATCCGAGCTGATCGTTGATCTTGATATTTGAGTTGTGGTCGGGATTATTGATAATCTCAACTTTGTCAAGATCGATTTGTAGTTTATAATCTTGATCATCGTCTGGATCGCGGTACGTTACATCGATTACGTTGTTGATTGAACGACCACGTAGCTTGATGAACAGGTATTCGAGATCGAATGTTGCTAGCTTGTCAACATCCACAGTATCCAACAGACAATTATTAACGACTTGTTTGATAGCCAATACTACGTCCCTAGTGTTGCCGGTAGTTTGTGCTGTAAGTAAGATCTTTTCCTCTTTGACGAGGAACGGACGCATCTTGACTTTTGTTTTGGATGAAGGAATAACAACTTCAAAGATAGGATAATTAATTTTAGGAAGACTCATTTTCACCTCAGTTAATAGTTAAGTCGGTTTGGTAATAAAGAACGCAATAATGTAGATCCAGAATTGACCACATTGAGTACGTCGTTGACGTTGCGTGGACTCTTGACGGAAGTAATAGTTTGCAGGACGGACGCACCCTTCATCACATTATCGAATAGTGATGCGTTTTGTGATGCGAGCGTTTGGCGGCTTGGCTCGCGTAGTTGTAGTTCGAGACTGCCATCATATGCCCAATGTGAGTATGTAAATGTTACAGGAATACGTACCAGGTCGTTGACACTAGACCAGTCTCTTTGGATTTCACCCAAAAACATAGGATATGCGTTGTATAGTTTGACAACACCAATCTTTTGTTGTACCTCATCGTATGTTACGATGTCGATTGTTGTCTTGTATGAGTCACGGTAGCTGAGCTCGAATGGTTTGCCATAAAAAGAGTCCAACGCTACGCCAGCCTGCGGCATGTTATCAAACCCTATGATAGCGCTCATCCAAACATAGAAGAACTGGTGGATAATGCCGCGAGCATCTCCGATGAACGAAACGGTTACATCGTTGAATCCTGCTGAATATGGTTTCTTTTCAAGAGGGCCGACTCCATGACGTCTAACTGATGAGGTCATTAGTTGGATACCAGGCTGATTTACACGCTCAGCACGCAAAGTGACTAGTTGCGACAACAGTGCACCAGCGTCAGGCACAACCCCTCCGAAAAGATTGGGAGGCGTTAGTCCGACGTATGTTAGGTTTGGCTTCTCGATCCCCCACTTACGAACGCCGGCTCTTACGCCTTCGGACGCTCTAGCGAAAGGTTCAGCAGAACGTTTTTCGCTAGTGGTTTGTTTGAGACCAAAAACTTGGTTGGCAGCACCACCCAGTAGGCCTAGTGTGCCTAGAATTTGTTGGTTGCGGTCGTTGAGGGATGCCATTATCTCTTTCTAATGATTCGTCTGCTGTCTTCGTGAACTTGCGATGTCGATGCTTTCTGGAATCTTTCCAACGGCAGGAATAGAGCGATACTCCACTCAGTTGCTGGGATTGGTACAAGGTTAGACGCCAATCCCTTATTTAGGTAGTGTTTCACGCATGGCTGGAAGTAACGATTCTTCGAAGCGCTTTGTAGGATTGCATAAGACAGTTGCAGTTTCGTTTTAGGATCCTTTGTGTCGCCAGTGGCCACAGTCATTAGCTGATCCATCAGTGCTGCTCTCATCGTGTGAGGAAGGTAATGCATGTTTATTCCCCACATTCCTGTGCTGTCCACGTGGAAAGGAAACACTAGAGGATACTTGTCCCAATATGGCAGATCCTTTGCTGTCGTTGCCTGATATTGGAACAACAACATTTGTCCGATGATTGAGTTCGACGGCACGCCTTTTTGAACAACGGCTGGCGCAGACTTGATGACGGTCCTTGCATTCTTCATAGCCGAAGTTGCTGTCGTCTGCACCCACTTGCGCGCCTCTGTGGTACGTGTAGGAATCGTCGATGAGTCGACGTTCTTTTTCAATAATGATGCAAATACACCAGTAGCCATATTAAATTCCTAGATGTTGTTCAGTTAGGATGCGAAACTTCCATGCCTTCTTGAGGCAGAACTCTTCCGCTGCTTGCCATTTAGCAGAATTAACACCCCACGTCATGACTTCGTTGATGTATTGTTTGGTTTTTCTTTTTTGAACGACGGGCGGCTGTGTCTGCTTCTTTGGTTTGATTTCGATAACCAGTGTTTCGACGTTACCATCTCTGTTCCTTTGCTTGATCCAGAAATCGGGAAAATAACGGTGAACGCGCCCGTCGACTGGTGATATGTATGGGATGCAGAATTCCTCGCTCGACCATTCCAACACGTCTGGGTGAGCGTCTAAATATATCATAAATTTTAATTCCCACGACGACCTGAAAACGATGCCAGAAGGATCGCCTTTATATTTTGTCGGATTCTTGGGACGGAAACTTCCCTTGTAACTTTTACTCATATAGAATATTTATCTAACATGGCAAACAAATATACGCAGTATGGAGCAGTAGTTGCTGGCGCAACTGCCATTCCGGCTGTATTTAAGGGCGTGGGTGCTGCTACTGATGCATTCAAAGCGTCAAATGCTCTGACTGCTGGTACGGATGTGTCGGGAGCAATGGGTGCTGCTGCTGATGCTGGTACGTCGGCGATGAGCTCTGCATTTAGTTCCACACTCAACAACCCAGCATTCCTAACTAGCGTCGGGGTGGGATTAGTGGGATTGGCTCTTGGGTCTGGATCTAAGATCCCCTCGCTCAATCTACCAAACCTTGCTGCGACAGCAGCAGTCGGGCTTAGCGTCAGCGCCTTACTCAAACAAGGTAAAGCGGCAGCAGCGTCGGCGGAACAAGCATCGATGGCGCGCGGTGGTTCGCTGACATCGCCATCGAACTTCAAGACGTCTGCTGCGATGGATCCTAATATCGCTGTTATGAACGAACGCGAAAAAGGAAAGACGCTGCAACTGACATTTCCGAAATCACTTAGCCCTGATTATTGGATGCGGTTTTCGGTACGCAAGTATGATCGCAAGTCGTCGCAGTCGAATGCATCCAGCACATTGTCTGATTTCCACACCATGATTAAATTGCCGTTGCCCAACAACCTTGTAGATGCCATCAAAATATCATATCAAGAATTAGGCATGGGGATGTTCGGAGGTCCGATGCTCGACATTGCAGACGATGCATATAAGGCATTCCAATCCAATGGTGGATCTATGGGCAGTAAGTTCGGAAGCGCCGCGCAGGCCGGAGTTGGCGGAATGGCTAAACTGCTTAGCGATGATAATGTCAAAGCAGCCTTGGCGCGTAAATTGATTACGAACTCCACTATGGGTGCAGCATTTGACATGATAACTGGAAATGCGCCAAACCCACACATGGCCATATCATTCAATGGTGTCAACCTCAAAAAGCACTCTTATACTTGGAGATTTTCTCCCGACAACTATGCTGAAAGTAAGGAACTCGAAAACATCATTCGTAACCTTCAGGCTGCAGCTCTGCCAGGCATCGAAGGTGAATATGCTCTACTGTTGAAATTTCCTGATATTGTTATCGTGGAAATGAATCCCAGCAACTTGATCCCTTTCAAACCATGTGTGATCGACTCGGTTGGTATTAACTATGCACCGAATGGCGTTCCTTCCTTCTTTAGAGCATACGATACATCTGCAGACGATGGTAAGAGATATCCAACAGAAGTCGAGATGACCATAATTCTCCGTGAAATGGATATCCACACAAGCGCGATGCCTTTCTACTCGGAGACACGTCAAGGGCAGAATGATTACTATGAAGGTGAGGCTCCATCCTCAGCTGTCCAAACATCAGAAGCCACTCAATTGAGTGATCTCAAACCAACAACGGCTTAATATGGCTCGATATTTCGAAAACTTCAACACAGCACAATACAACGACGAAATTTGTCGCAATATTACTCACCGTGCGGGCATTACACGCGATGTGATGAATCGTACTTCTGTGTTTTATCCATACCAGACTAAGGAAGGCGAGCGTCCTGATACGCTGTCGCACCTATACTATGAAGATTCGATGATGGAGTGGTTGGTGTTCTTCGCCAACGGTATCATCGACCCATATTATGGGTGGTATTTGTCTGGCGACCAATTCAACCAATACATCATCAGTAAGTATGGCTCGCTTGCTGAAGCGCAACTTAAAACACATCACTACCAAGTTAATTGGGTGGGTGATGATACTAAGCTAACAATCTCAGCATACGAAGGCCTCCAAAGTGTAGCTCCGATTAACCTTAAGCGGTACTGGGCTCCGGTATTAAATGAATATGGTAGTGTTGTGTTCTATCAACGTGCCCAATTAGATCTTACAGTGACGACAAACCGCATAACACAATTCACGGTGGCGTCGTCGGCTGGATTTGAGGTTGGTGAGTTAGTCAGCCAGCTCAGTGGCGACACAGTAGTAGGTTATGGAGAAATCGTCGCTCTAGATACTGGAAGCATTGTGATCAAGAACGTCAATGGGTTATTCGGCGCCGGTGTGGCAATTACTGGGTTTAGCTCAGGAACACAAGCAACACCAATAACCGTCACGGTGCTAACGGAAAACATTCCTACAGTAGAGCAAATATACTGGAGATCGGTGTCGATATATGACTTTGAAGAGTTGTTAAATGAGCAACGCAAGACTGTTAAACTTATCGATAAGAGATATGCAGAGCAAGCTCAACTCAACCATTTGAGGTTGGTGAGTTAGTCAGCCA